AGCATCAATTTGCATTGTTCCTGTAAATGTTGTACCTACATGGAACTCATAAGTTAGTCCTGCTGTTGCTGCAGGTAGAGTTACAGCAATACCACCTGCTCTGTTAAGAGTAAAGATAGTTCCTGACTCTGCTGCTGTTACTGTTTTAGTAGCATCTTCGATACTTGTTATCGCTGCTTTGATAGTAGTGAGAGTAATAGGTGTTTCATATACTTCTATACCCTCTTGCCTTGTTGCCGTTGCTGACATTATTTGTCTCCTTTATAAAACATTCCAGACTTTCTGTAGTCTGTTTTTCCGTTGTTAATCATGCCGCCTCTGTTCTTGAAGCCCATTTTATTTCTTACCCCTGCAGGAAGTTTACTTAAACCTATATTATCTGCTGGTACATCTTTTAGTTTTCCACCTTTAGACATACCCATAGCTGGGGCTGTACCCATCATCTTTGGGTCTTTCTTAGGTTTCCGTTGTTGCTGACCCATCATCATGCTACGCTGCCTCTCTTGATCTGCTTGTGTAGTATTATACATAGGTTGTATAGGGTTGATAACGTTTGCGTTTTTAGTTCTCATAACGCTACCCTTTCATAAGTTTATAACCTTTGGCTTTTGCTGCTGCACGAAGACCAGCTAAAGTCATTCCTGTTTTGCCACCGTTAGCCATACCCTTTTTCTTCATAGGTACTTTACCACCGTTGGCCATCTTCTTCATCTTACCACCTTTAGCCATGCCTTTTTTCTTCATAGCCATTTTACCGCCTTTGGCGTAACCTTTTTTCATTTTGCCGCCTCTAGCCATACCTTTCTTTTTCATCTTTCTCATAATTATTCCTCACTGTATAGATTGTTAAACACTCGTTGCGTATCCCAAACGTACTCTACGTCTTGCTT